GGTCTCTGTGAGCTGAAGTAGGTACTTCGTCATCACGATTGGCGAGACGACCATCAGCAGATCGCCAGCGGCCTGATACCCACCGCCCAGGGTGGCGCGGGTGGTCAGGATGTCCGCGTAGGTCATCGCGTTAGCATCCCGATCCGTGCCCTTGTCACCCGATGCGCCACGGAAACCGATCCAGGCCCGGCGGTGGTCAGCAGCGGTGGACGCGACGATTGACGTGTCCCAGCGGCCGCCACCATCCCACAGACGCGGCGATCCGGTCGTGTTGATGTCGCCGTGCACGGAATCGGTATTGCCGTTGATGATTGCGTCCTCGACACCGTGACCCAGGGCCGTGGCAAGCTCGTCTCGGAAGTAATCCATCGCTGCCACGATTGAGTCGGCAGCGGTGTCCTCATCTGCGGTGATGCGTGCTGCGAAGCTCTTAGCGGTCGCGCTGATCTGGCTGGTCGCACTGTCACTTGCGGTGATGGTGCCCCAGGTGGCTGACGATTTGAGATAGGGCGCCACTGCTGCCGAGGAGAACGGGATCCGCACTTCCTTGGAAGGCATGGCGAAGGATGGCAGCGCCGCCTCAAGGGCGGTGGGCTGGTACAGCTTCCGGCCAAGCTCAGGCAAGAATACGTCAGGCACGAAGTCCGCGCCCACGGCAGAAGCATCAGAGAACACGCGCTTGATGATGCCGGGGGCCTTGTCCATGTGGTCCGCCAGCTTGGCGTCCAGGGACGCGGAACCCTTGCCGGACTTCGTGAGGAGTCGGCAGAAGTTACGATCATCGACCAGGCGCTTGAACTCAGCGTGCCACTCACCGCGATCCACGGTGTCGGTGCAGAGACCCTCCATGTCCACGGTGCCGTCGGTGTTGACGTAGCGCCGGAGGGTGATCTCCTTCTCGCTGACGGTCTCAACCTTGGGGGCGGCGCTCTCAGCGATCTGCTGCTGGATGGCCTTGATGTCTGTGGCCATCTTCTCGACGACCTCAGTGCGAAGCTCGCGATCAGAGTCGGCCAGGCGCTTCTGCTCAGCCTTGATATCGTGGAGGGCCTTCAGGGCCTCCTCGCGGGTGTTGATGTCGGACATGGTGTTGTCTCCAAAGTGTGCCCCATGGGGGCGGGGGTTAGTCGTTGTCGAACAGATCGGCCCACCCGTCGCGGGCCTCCTGTGCGGGGTCGTCGGTCAGGGCTGCGTCGACCGCATCCTGGACCTGGGAATCGTAGCCGAGCAGCTCGAGCAGAGTGGCGCGCACTGTGGCCTCGAGGGCGTCGGCGGACTTGGCGGGCTCCTCGGCGGGGGCATCCTCGTCCGCCCAGAAATCCTGTTCCTGCTGCTCGCCTTCCTCTTCGGCGGGAGCATCCTCGGGGGCACCCTCGGTGGTGTCCTTCGCCATGGTGATGGTCACCGTGTCCTCGTCCTCCTGGACATCGAGGATGTGGCGCTGAATGGTGCCCTCTACATCGAGGCCATACTGCTTCGCGCGGATGGCCAGGGCCTCCGGGTTCGCGGGGATCGGCACGGCCGAGATCTCCAGCAGCTCGTTACCCTCGAAGTAGTACCCGCCCTTGCCTGCGGCCGGGTGGTCCTCGGGCAGCTCAGCGCGGGCAGTGCTCTTGCCAGGGGCGAAGCCCACAGACACCGCCGATAGGAAGCCCTCACGGAACTGGTGGGCCACCGTCTGGCCCAGCGGGTTGGCCTCGGCGTCGTCCCACTTGATGCGGGCCACCAGGGTGTCCCCCTCCAGGGCCAGGCCGACCGCTCGACCCACCGGCGGGATCGAGTAGTCGTGCGCCCACGCAACGATGGGGTTGCCCTCGTAGCGGTCGAGGTTCCAGTCAGGGGCCACCACATCGCCCATGCGATCCGGCTCAGGGGTGGAGGCGGTGACCAGGGTGGTCCCGTCCTCCGCCGTCTCGGCCCTCATCATCCAGGTCTTGAACACCGCCATATTAGCTCACTCCTTCCACGAAAGGCACCACCACACAGCGGCAGTTCACGTTCTCGCCTGCGCTGCCCATCTCGCCAGGGCCGTTCCCTGTGGCTCCCGATGGACTCCGAAACACATCCCCCACTGCTACGCGGTCCCCATCCAGGTCGCGGTGGGTGTCGCGCACGGACGAGTCCCGACTGCTCACCCACTCCTTCTGGAGCTGCACGCCCTGGTCTTCTGCGTCCTGCATGCTGGCGACCGTGCCCCGGTTCATCGTGGCGGTCGTCTCCGTGCGTGCGATCCGCAGTGCCCGCATCGGGCTGAACGTCGTCGACTGGAGCAGCGACCGCTGGATCTGGCTGATGGCCTGGCCGTCCTTGAGCCCGCCCACCACAGCCGCTCGGACCTGGATGCGCGTGGTCGCCTGGATCTGTGTCACCATCTCACCGACGCGCGCCAGGGCCATCTGCTCCACGCGGTCCTCTGTGAGCTGAGTCCCGACCGGCAGGGTGCGGGATGCGGCCTCGATGGCGTCCGCCATCATGGACCGAAACAGCGGCCGGAAGATGTCCAGGATCTGCTCTCGCTCCGCCACCTCGTCCAGGATCTTGTCGAGGGCCACATCGTCGAGCTGGCGCTTGACCGGGACCGTCCCGCCCTTGGTGCCCAGCTCGTCGCCCAGGCGCTTGCTGATGCGAGCCCCAGACGCGCGGAGATACCGCCGCATGTGGAGCAGCATCCGTCGCTCGTTGGGCTGGTGTGCCTTCTCGATGAAGGACCGCCACAGGGCATCGCGGTCGCTCTCCGTCTTCGGTGCCTGGTATGGACCGGACGGGGCGGGCTCCCCTGCGTCACCATCGAGCACCAGCCACTTCGCCAGCGGGTCGAACCGGCGGCCCTCAGCCTCTGGCTCCGGTGCGGGCTCTGGCTCCGGTACGGTGTCCTGGGTGATCTCCGTGAAACCCTCGATGGCCGCCGCCTCGCTGAGCGGGATCCCCATCATCCACCAGGACTGGACCCTATTCACGCGGGCGTCCCTGCTCTCCTGGAGCGCGTCCACCTCGGAGAAGTCATGCCGGACGGTCACCATGTCCGAGTCCCGGAACATGCGGCCCAGGCGCGTCAGGGCGTCGTCCACCAGCATCGCCCGGCCCTTGAGCCCCTCCCAGTACCGGCGGGCCTGCTCGCGGGCTGTGGCATAGTTGGCGCTGGGCAGCCCGACCCGTGTGGGCGGGACGCCGATAGACGCGAGCACGGCCTCGCGTGAGAGGTTCCGAGTCGCCTGGTACTCCATGTCACGGGGCGACCAGCCCAGGGCCTGGTAGTCAACCGGCCCGCCCAGGAACAAGGCGCCACCCGTCGAGGCCATCTGCTTCTCGAACGCGTCCCGCATGACCTTGACCTGCTGTGCGTTCCAGCGGTCCCCCTCCTCGGAGGGTGAGAAGATGCCAGTGGGGCGCCCGGTGTCCGCGCTGTTCGCGGCAAGCTGGGCCGCCTTCAGCTCAGTGGTCAGGTCACGGTCAAGGGCGCGGATCGCACCGTTGCCGTAGAGCCCACGCGGGCCGTCCTCCCATGAGGGCGTGCGGATGTGAAGCACCTGCTCCCAGCCATACCGCACCACCTTGCCAGACTCGTCGTACTCGTATGCCGCAGCCTGCCCGTCAGCGGACGGGATGACCCGCACCCGCTCGGGGTGCAGTCGGATCAGCGCGGCGGGGTCGGGGCTCCCCGCCACCAGCAGGAACGCATCGCCCACCAGCACCAGGTCCGTGATGAGCTGGCGCCGTAGTAGGATGCCCGACATCCTGGAGGTGGGGCGGTCGAGTAGGTCGAGCACCGGGTGGTCGTCCACCGGCTCGGCGGCCTTGCCCCTGCCCTTGGTGACCTTGAGCGGCAGCATCGAGAGGTCGGAGGCCACAGCGTCAACGCTTGCCTGCACCCACGGGAAGGCCGCGATGGCAGACATCGAGTTGATGGCCTTGTAGCCCGGCGTTCGCGCCCTGCCGTCCGCGTAGTCAGCACCAGCAACGTGGGAGGTCGTCCCATCCGGGCGCACCTCGACCAGCTTTAGAGCACGGAGCACGCGCGCTACCCACGTCTCCCGAAGCACCAGCGGGGAGTCAGCCACGGTTCAACGGTAGCGCAGTTGCACAGTTTGGGCAACTTTGCTTTTTTGGACTATCCCACCGCGAACCCTGAACCGGCCCCCAGCTTGGTGACCAGGTATCGCATCGCGTCAAGCAGGTGGTCGGCCTGGCGGGGCTTCGGCTGGTCCCTGGCCTCACCGCTCCCGCGCTCATCCCACACGTAGCCCTCCACCTCCCGGATGAAGTGCGTGCAGCTCGCGAACACCTGGAGCCCTGGGTGTCCCTCAGCGTCGGGAGCCAGGCGCTCCGCCAGGTCGTTGATCCCATTCCTGACCGAGCCCTTGCCCTTGCGTGCCGCCACGTTGACGATCCCATGGTCACGCGCCAGGGCCAGCCGAGCGCCCCGGTCCTCCGGGTCTGCCACCAGCCACTCAGGCTCGCCCCACTTCTCGATGAGCCTGTGGATGGCCTTGGCATGCGTCGCCAGTGTGGCCTGCGCCAGGTAGTGCTCGTCCACCAGGTAGAGCACATCCCGGCCAGGGTCGAGAGCACAGACCACCACAGCCGTCGGGGCGCGGGTGCCGAAGTCCATCCCCATGTAGATCGGCCAGTCCTCGGGGATGGTACGGGGCTCGATGACGTGGAGGTGCCTAGACCAGTCCTGGTACACACGGCCCTCCAGGGTGGTCCACTCACCACGGGCTCGAGCTGCCCTCTCGTGTGGTCCGTACTGCCTGAGCAGGCGAGCCAGTGCGCCCGGTGGCAAGTGGGGGTTGTCCTCCCCGTGGATGTAGTGGACCCGCACTTCCTCGGAGGGTTGGGCCACCCAGCGATCATGCAGCCAGGTCATCCCCCGCAGTGGTGTCATGCTCAGCAGGAGCCTGGAGTGCGGCTGGCGGTCTACCAGGCGCATCAGGCATTCGTTGACCACGCCCTCATCTGCGGGCTCCTCGTCGAACCAACACAGGTCCACGGCTGAGCCCTGGAAGGACTCCCGGCCTGCCGCCACGCTCAGGAATATCACCCTGCCGCCGCCTGGGATCTGGACCTCTGCCCGCCCGTATCCGTCCCGGTTGCGCCACTTGCTCCCGGCTGGCAGGTACTCAGCGATAGCGGGCCGCATGTACTCCCGCCCATCAGGGGAGTCCAGGGCGATAGCCCAGACCGTGCCGGGCCTGTCTGGCAGCGTGGTCAGGTCGATCCCGTTCAATCGGCACCACCTCTGCGCGTCCGGGTGTCCTCGACCCATCGCATAGGCCACGGAGAACATCGCGGATCCGCGTGTCTTGCCTGCTCTGTTACCGCCTGAGATGATGGTGATCAGGCTGCCCATCTGCTGGAACGCGCGGCGCTGAGACGTGCGCGGCAGGGGCTGATCCCAGAGCCGGGCATAGGCCAGCGGGTGGTCCTTGCGGTGCTGCTGTAGGCTCTGAAGCTGACCAAGCAGGGGAGCCAGGGCGGCGGTGGTGGTCACTCCAGCGCACCGGGTCCGGGCTCCTGGCCGTGGTCCTTGGCCACCTCTGGGACCGCGTGCGCGTTGCTCCGTGGGTTGTCTGCCCACGGACTCAGGCTCTCGATGGGTAGCCACTCAGCGGCGGCCTCTGTTGTGTCATCCTGCTTCCGCATGTCGTCCTCCCTGTAGTGCCCTCTCCCCATCCGGGGTTGGCCTCAGTGTTTTGCCTCTCGCCAGTAGCCCCCTCTGTTGGAGCGCATACACGGCGTGCTTGACCTTCACCCAGTCCTCGCCCAGGTCGGCAGCCATGGACCGATACGTCCACTCTCCCGGCTCTGAGCACGCCCACACCAGCACCCGCCAGCGCAGTGAGCCCCACAGCACGACGGGCGCGCTCACGCTGCCCCCTCGTCTGTCTCGATGACCTGCACCCCATGAGCGAACAGCGCCCCCAGGTGGTGCCGGATGCGAGCCTCTGCGATCTGGATGTACTCGGGTTCCCGCTCGATGCCGATGAAGTCGAAGCCCTCGAGCATGGCCGCGCACCCGGTGGTGCCTGAGCCCATGAACGGATCAAGGATGACTGAGCGCCCAGGGTGCCCACCCACGAGCTTGACCAACCATCGCATGACACCGAGTGGCTTCACGGTTGGATGGTGGTTCTTCACCCCGCCCTGCGTCCGCCCCACGTCCACCCATCGGGGCTCTGGACACTGGCAGGTGCCGGACACGTTGACCGCCTGCCGTCCGCATATCTCGCACCGCTTCATCCCATAGACTCTCCCAGCGGTGCGCCCTGCCCCAGCTCTGGGACTGTCGAGCCCTGCGGTGCCCTCGGTGCGGTCGGTGGCCTCTGCACCCGTGCGGCCTGGTAGCCGCTCGCACCCTGCCTCGCGCTCTGCCCTCGATGGCTTGGGGCAGGCGTACAGGTTGGCGGGCCAGCGGCCTAGGTCGCTCCGGTATTCTACCCGGTCCCCCCGTGTGTCTGTCCCCGACCCTGAGCCCGGGGCCCAGGCTGTAGAGCTACTGAATACCGCCCCTGAAGTGTCCTCACCCGGCCCAGGCCACGCCGGATCCCCATAGGCAAACCTGCACCCATCGATGTTGAGCGCCCCGGTCCCGTGCGCCAGCACATTAGCGGCCACTGTCCCGACTAGGGGCTTGCGTGCCAGTATGGCGGGCTCATGGGCAGGCTTGAGCGCCGTACCGAAGCCCTCCCAGGTACGGGCGTCCTCGGTGGCTGGGGCTGTGAGGTCGATGATCGTTGGTTGTCGCTCTTTCTGATCGGCTGCGTTTGTCCTTGCTGCCCCGTGGGAAGAACCATCAACGCCCCGGCGTGCTGTCCCCGTCAATTTCTGACGACCCACCACCTCCCGCTCAGCACCCGCTGCCCGGTCGATGGCCTTGGAGACATCGAGGGACTTTGGGAATCCTTGGAATTGCACCCAGGCGATCGTGTCTCTGATCTCCAGCCCTGCATCCTCGATGGCACAGGCCAGCCGGTGGACCGTGCGAGTCCCACCGAAGGCCACTAGGTGACCCCCAGGCTTGAGCACCCGCAGACACGCACGCGCCCACACCACCCCAGGCACCGCACCGTCC